ACTATGCCAAGCGGATGCCACAAATAATGTTTGCGTTTGGGCTTTACAAAGATGACATTCTGGTTGGCGTGGTAACTTATGGGATTCCCGCATCACCACCACTTTGCATGGGAATCTGTGGGAAAGAATACTCAGACAAAGTTTTGGAGTTAAACCGAGTCTGTTTGTTGGACAATCACAAAAACGAAGCATCATTTCTTGTTGCGAACTCAATCAAGTTATTGCCAAAACCTATGATTGTGGTTTCGTTTGCCGACACAAGCAAAGGTCATGTGGGCTATGTTTATCAAGCCACCAATTTCCTTTACACGGGTTTATCAGCAAACCGAATTGATTGGACAATCAAAGGTCAAGAGCATAAACACGCTAAAACCATTGGTGATGGTCTGACATTGGCAGAGATAAAAGAACTTCATGGCGATGACTTTTACTATGTCGAGCGATCTAGGAAGCATCGTTACATCATCTTTCACGGGTCAAAGACTGACAAAAAAGTCATGCGATCTAAGCTGAAATATGAAGTTATGCCATATCCCAAAGGCGATTCTCAAAGATACGACTCTGGAACAACTGTAAAAACCCAACAACTTTTATTTGTATGAACTACTTTGAAGCAATGAGACTGTTAGACAAAGTTAAAGAGGGCGTACCATTTCCGATACACCTGATAAACAAAGCACTGGAGTTAACTGGTGACTTGGAGTAGAAGAAACATTCAAGGCGCAAGCGATAGAGTAATCCTAGAACAAGCAGAAGCCCGAGAGCTTTATAGGAACTGGGAAACATCAAAGAATCGTGACCTAATCAGGGCAAGACTTGAGAGGGCAGAGCGAATTTATGGCACTGGTGCTAGAGATCGCATAAGGGCTTTTATGCAACAAATGCAAAATGGGACACTTCTATGACAATGATGGTGATGTACACAGTTTACGGAGAGCCAGTAGGAAAAGGTCGTCCAAGGTTTGCCAAACGTGGGGCTTTTGTTTCTACTTACACCCCATTAAAGACAAAGACCTACGAAGATGAAATCAGGATGATGGCAAAGGCTGCAATGGGTAGCTCAGAGCCACTAGAAACCCCTGTAACAGTTGCAATTTATATCAGAGTCGGAATACCCGCATCCTATTCAAAACAGAAGCGAAAAGATGCCTTGGCGGGAATACTCAAGCCAACTAAGAAGCCCGATATTGATAATGTTGCAAAGTGCCACCTTGATGCAATCCAAGGAGGAATCATCATTCTTGATGACAAACAAGTAACAAATCTTCATGTGACCAAGGTCTATGCAGAAACCCCAGCAGTAGAAGTAATGGTTAAGGAAGACTTAGGGTAAATCCCTATGGTATTACGCAAGCAAATAGGTAAGATTTAATTTTTAACAGGAGTAAAGACATGGAAAACAAGTATGAATTTGACACCACCACGGGTGCGGGTAGCGAAGTAGTAACGATTGTCTATCAGTATGAACACGATGGGGAAACCAGTTACAACGAAAATATCGAGGAAATTTGGTTTGAGGGTCGCAATGTCATCGGGCTATTTTCTGATGAACAATTCAAAGAATTAGAGATGGAAGCAGCAATGCGTTTCCAGCACCATAAACAAACCAAAGGCCAGGAAGTGGATTTTGAGCCATGAGTAAACAATCTGTTTGGCAACTAATTGTCATTGCACTTGCGGCCTTTTGGTCGGGAGTGCTTTATTTATTAAGGTTTTGGTATGACTAGAGAAGATATTATCAAAATGGCAAAAGAGGCTAAGTTTTACATCCAAGACGATGAAAGCCTAACTAATCGACAAGACTTTGATTTAACCAAATATCTAGAACATGATTTAACTAAATGTCTAGAACGCTTTGCCAAACTGGTAGCAGAGCATGAACGCAATGAAATAATCGAAATTTTGGATGCTTCAACGGGTTACGTTCAAATGGACTTGATAAGAGAAAGAACATGAGCGATAACCCACACAAGGCGGTGCAGTTTCTCATTGATACAGCACCCCTATACAGCAAGGCTAAGGCCACTCGAATGTACTTAGAGGAATTCAGGAAAAGCCGAAAGGCTCAGCTCATGAGCCAGGCAGGGACTGAAGTACTTGGAAAACAAGAAACCTATGCCTATGCTCACCCTGACTACATCCAAATTTTAGAGGGTATCAGGGAGGCGGTCGAATTAGAAGAGCGTTATCGCTGGCTAATGACCGCAGCACAAACCCGCATCGAGGTATATAGAACCGAGCAATATAGTGCTAGGCATGAAATAAAAAACACCCAATGAATAACAAACTAACCGCAAGGGAAAGGCTACACCTAGCAAGGGTTAAAAACCTACCTTGTAGCGTTTGCCAGGCATCAGGGCCAAGCGAAGCTCATCACTATAAACAAGGGCTGCAATACACTTGCATTGCTTTATGTGTAGATTGCCATCGAAATCCAGTAATGGGATGGCATGGGCAAAAACGGGCATGGGCTATAAACAAGATGGATGAAATAGACGCATTGAATGAAACCATCCGCAGATTGTGCGAAGAAATGCCCACCAAAGGGCATAAAAGCCCCTTTTAAGCCGATTTTTTGCATAGGTGCATAGTTGGGTAGCACCAAAGAAAAAACCCTCCGAAGAGGGCTTTAATTTATCGTTTTGTAAGTATTCGGATAATTAGGGCTATCGTTGCATAGATCACACGCCTACCCTTTCAAGACAATCAAGGGCAGCAACTTTGCATTGCTCAACTTGATCAACTGTTAACCCTTGGGCTATTTGTTCCGCAAGATCACTTGCTTTTTGCGCTTTTTGGTCATCAGGGGCAACTAAGGCCAACACCAGACATTGTGTGAGTGCTTCAATTTGTGTCATTTTTAGCCCCTTAAAATTGACGATAAACAATAGAATCAGAGGTTTCACCTATTAAAGCCCCTTGATCTGCTAAAAAATCAAGTACTTGCACTTTTTGCTCATCTTCACTCTGGGTTTTATCTAATTCGATTGAACTATCGTAATCTGCTGCAATGGTTTGCCATGTTGACTCAGCAAAATCGCAACAAATAGCGATAACATCGCACTCTAGTTCTTCTCTAGCAGACTGTTCATAATCTTCAAAGTAATCAAAAAGGATTTTTTGACCTTGATATGAAAAGTTATCAGGTCGAATTTTTTGGAATAGATCACGGAATTCTGAAAAGTTTATGGTAGTTTTCATGTTGAAACCTTTTGAGTTGAAAACCTAGGGAAATACCTAGGCCAATAACCCCCAATTTGAGGGTTATCAGTCTAAGCATTAGGCGGCTTTTTGCTGCACTTGCATAAAATCAGGGTTTAGACCTTGATAATTTCCCGCATCGTTACGCATAGGCATAACAACAACAACAGCATCATTTTGATTGTTATGAATAGCCCCTGAGTAGTCCCCCCGTTGAGACAATGGGAAAACCTTTCCCTTTTTATCCCCGTAAAACATGGCTAATGCTTCGTTACCCTTAACTAACAACTCAGGGTCAAAATAGCTCACTTTCAATTCTGAAAACGCATCACGTGCGGGAACTACACGGGAAATATCGGGAAAACGTGCATCAATGGCCTGAAAACGTGCATTACCTAAAAGATAGTAATCTTTTGCGCCCCCTTCAATGGTTTCAAGATCGATAAATTCTGACTTTTTATCAATGGCTTTAATAGTATCGTAGGGAATGATAATTTCAAACCCGTATGCTACTGGTGCATCTATAACTTCAATCGGTGATTGACCCGCAAACATAATGTGTCCGTCAGTGCCATAAACCATGGCAACATTAGGATGATTGATTGATACGCAGATACCTTGCAAGTAGTAACGAAGGTCTTTTTTTGCTGCACAGATTAAAGCTGCACGTAAAACGCTAGTTTTTAAAGTGATTTTCATGGTGAAACGCCTATTCAAAAAGTTAAGAAAACCCTAGTCAAAACGCTAGGCCATTAGCCCCTAGATCAAGGGCTAACAGTCTATGGTTTAGCCAACTTGTTTAACTTGAATACCATGCATATTGGTTTCAGCGTAAACAGTGGGTTTGATGCCATC